GATTACGGCTCATTCAGTTGGGATGAGCAACCCATAGACGCCGCCACCATCGGGCTGATCCGAGCGGCCAGCAGGCATCAAATCATCTTTGGCGGCAACTATTTCGAGGGTTTAGGCCCGACGAGTTGCTGGCTGGTTTGGGATAAGCAGAACGGCGACAATGATTTCGCGGACTGTGAACTCGCTTGGACGAACCTGCCGAAAGCGGTTCGGCGCATTTATTGGCGCTGGAATGGCATGATCCGAAAGGGCGATGATGTCCGGGAACACCCGACGCAAAAGCCCGAAGGTGTGATGAAGTGGTGCATCCAGCAGTTGCCAGATGGCGTTCAAACCATTTGCGACCCTTTCTTAGGGTCTGGGACCACTGGAGTCGCCGCTATGAAGTTGGGCCGCAGATTCATTGGCATTGAGATTGAACCTGAATACTTCGACATAGCCTGTCGCCGCATCGAAGCCGCTTACAAGCAGCCCGACATGTTCATCCAACGCCCCGAGCCTGCCAAGCAAGAGGCGCTGATCTAATCCGCCATCACTAGAAACGCCCACCAGGAGACGCTGATGCGCTCGATCCTCGCGGCCGTGCTTGCCCTGATCTTCCTCGCCATCCCGGCGCAGGCGGCCAAGTGCGACCTCACCGTGGGAAATTTCCTCTTCAAGGCCACATCCTCACAGGCCACGGTCTTCGTCGCAAGTGATCGGGCATTGCCCATCATCCTCGCCAAGCTGACTGAGGTGGGTAAATCCAAGGGCCTGCCTCCCGTCAATGGCGACAAGGTCTATCTGGCATTTACCAAGTCCGAGGCAGGCACCAGCAAGGCAGGCCTGTTCGTGTTCAATGACGGTTGCCTCGTCAAGGATGCTGTCATCATCCTACCCGCACCCGTGATGATGCGCGCCATGGTTACGCTGGGCCTCGATGCCGATGACTTCACGGTGCAGGAAGGTGCCTAGCCCACGCAGAGACAGCAGAAGCGAGGCGGCCACACTCTATCGGGCCTGGTACAAGACGAAGACATGGAAGCTGTTGAGAGCGGCTCAACTTGCAGCGCATCCCCTGTGTGCCATGTGCGAGCAGGCGGGAAGGCTGACTGCAGCCACGGTGTGCGATCATATCAAACCACACCGGGGGGCATGGGATGCGTTCGTCAACGGACCTTTCCAGTCCCTCTGTGCCCCATGCCACTCGAGCACGAAGCAGGCTGCCGAGCGCACAGGCATTGAACGAAAGCCAATCGGCATCGATGGATGGCCAATCGAGTGAACCCCACCACCGGGGGTGGTCAAAAGTCTGGACCGATGGCCTTTAGGGACCGGCGGCCTCCCACAAAAACTATAAACGCCCCGAAAAAAGGGACCGCATAAGGATTTCGTTATATGGGCAAGCGAGGCCGCAAGAGCGGCGCCGAGTTGGCGACGATTCCGGCCGCAGGCACCATCGAACGAGTTGTCCGGGCCGACGCACCCTATGAGTTGACCGATGCGCAGTGCGTCATCTGGCGCCGCATCGCCGATGACCTGCCGGCGGATTGGTTCACGCCAAAGCACGTTGGCCTGCTCAAGCAATACTGCCGCCATGAGGCCCAGGCCGACCGGGTGGCTGCCCTCATCGAACAGGAACTCGATGCGTCGATCATCGATGTGACGAAATACGACAAGTTGCTCGCCATGCAGGAGCGGGAAGGCCGGGCGCTTTCGTCGCTCGCCACCCGCATGAGGATTACGCAGCAAGCCCTCTATGACAAGTCCAAGAAAGCCCCGTCGCATACCGCGAAAAACGTCTGGGAGTACACGGGAGAAGAAGACTAAGCCGCGCCTCACCAGGGCGGAACGCAACATCGGATGGGTTGAGAAGCACCTGCGGGTGCCGGAAGGCCGGTTCGTCGGCCAGCCGCTCAAGCTTGCCGAGTTCATGCGCGAGGACTTCCGCGCGATCTACGATAACCCGACCGGTACGCGCCGCGCGATCCTGTCCAGGGGCCGAAAGAACGCCAAGACCACCGAGGCGGCCATCATCCTCTTGCTGCACCTGTGTGGCCCGGAGGCAAAGCCCAACAGCCAGTTGAACAGCGCCGCGCAGTCGCGTGACCAAGCGGCAATCCTGTTCAGCCTTGCGGCCAAGATGATCCGCCTCTCGCCGGGTCTATCTGCTGCGGTGACGGTGCGCGACACGGCGAAGCAGCTGGCCTGCCCGGCGCTCGGCACTCTCTACCGGGCGCTGTCGGCCGAAGCCTCGACTGCCTATGGTCTCTCGCCGGCACTGACGGTGCATGACGAGTTGGGCCAGGTGAAGGGGCCGAAATCGGAACTATACGAGGCGCTCGAGACGGCGACCGCGGCGCAGGATAGCCCGCTGTCCATCATCATCTCGACCCAGGCGCCGAATGACGGCGACTTGCTGTCGATCCTGATCGATGATGCGCTGACGAATGCCGACCCGCGCACAGTGCTGCGGTTTGCGTCGGCGCCCGATGCCCTTGACCCGTTCTCCGAGGAGGCGATCAAGGCTGCAAACCCAGCCTACGGGCTGTTCATGAACGCCGACGAGGTGAAGGCGATGGCGGCAGACGCCAAGCGCATGCCGAGCCGGCAGCCGGAATACGAGAATTTGATCCTCAACCGCCGTGTGGCGGTGAACGCGCCTTTCATCTCTCGGGCCATCTGGAACGAGTGTGGTGGCGAGGTGATCGAGGACTTCGAGGGCTTGGAAGTCTTTGCTGGCCTCGACCTTTCCGAGACCAGCGACCTCACGGCATTCGTGCCGGTGGCACGCAAGGACGGGATTTGGCACACGCGGCCAACGTTCTGGCTTCCAGAATATGGGCTGTCCGAGAAATCGCGCCAGGACCGCACGCCTTACGATGTGTGGGCCAAGGAAGGGTTCCTCGAGACCACACCGGGCAAGTCGATTCAATACGAGTGGGTAGCGGCGAAGCTATACCGCCAGCATGAGCGGGTGCCATTTCGCAAGGTCGCGTTTGACCGGTGGAACTTCAAGCACCTGGCGCCCTGGCTGCAGAAGGCCGGGTTTCAGGATGACGAAATCGAGGGCGACAACGCCATCTTCGAACAGTTCGGACAGGGATTCGGCAGCATGTCGCCGGCCCTGCGGACGCTCGAGGGGCTGTTGCTCAATGGCGAACTTAGGCACGGCGGGCATCCCGTTCTGACGATGTGCGCCGCCAACGCAACGGTCCAGACGGACCCGGCAGGGAATCGCAAGTTGAGCAAGAGCAAGTCGCACGGGCGCATCGATGGAATGGTCGCGCTGGCGATGGCTGTTGCCGTTGCGGAGGCCGCGATGCCGCCTGAGGGCCCGTCCGTCTACGCAACCCGCGGAGCGTTGATCCTCTGATGTCCATCTGGTCCCGGTTTTTCGGCAGAGAAAGCCCGCAAGCCGCGGTTCAGCCTTCAGGTGGCGGCACACTCATCACATCTTCGGGGCAGCTTGAAGAGGTCATGCGCGGCGAGAACACGTCCTTGAGTGGGGCGCCGGTAACCGCTGAGACCGCGATGCGAGTGGCGTCGGTGTTCGCATGCGTGCGACTGCGCTCTGGCCCGGTCGCAAACTTGCCGCTTGCCATCAAGCGCAGGGTTGACGAGCGGATCCGCGAGGATGCCTCCGACACTCCGGTGGGTCAGCTGCTTCGCCGCCGGCCGAACGGCTGGCAGACGCCATCGCAGTTCAAGAGGCAGATGCAGGC